CTAAAACAGTAGTACGTGTAAGAGTGCTTGAACTGTAAGTACCTAAACCTACTTCAAACTCAGCAGTGTTCCTATGTACGATAGCATAATATGTAGTATCACTATCTGAGAGAACACCACTGAAAGTTTGAAAGCCAGCTACTGCGCCAGCAAGAGTTATAGCACCTGTGCCTGTAGTTGTAGTAGTCTCTTTTACTCTATCCTTGACAACAAGAGCCATAACTATGCTCCCTTATGCGATACGAATAATTGCAGTAGATGCTGCTGCTGCTGGGAATTGTACCACAAAGTCACCATTAGTAGATGTCTTAGTACCACCAAAGTCAATAGTAGCAATAGATTTGTTTGCTTGTGAAGTGTTATAGATGATACAACCGTCTGCTGATACTGTAGCAGATGCCCAAGTTGTATCTGTAAAGTCTATGATAGCCGTAGAGCCATCTAGTGAAATAGTAGCGCCAGCCAGAGTGTTGCCACCTGTAGTGTAGTTAGTACCAGTAGCCTCATCTGAGTTACCTGTAACGTCACTATAATTAGTTGTAGCTGCACCATACGTACCCGTAGGAGAAGCTTTGATTAGAGCAATTTTAAGTGTGTTGGTATCTAAATCGTGAACGCCCCCAAGTAGCTCTTGCTTGAAGCTGTTACACATCGCTGTAGTGATTGCCATAGGAGTGTCCCTTTAAAATAAGCACAAAGGGGCCAGCATGTAGCCAGCCCCCATGTTTATAGGTGTATTAAGCAGCGTTGTATACTGCAGTAACCAGAGCCTCTGGACGTAGAATTTTACGCCCGTAAAGGTGCATACCGCGAACAATATCAGCGAATGAATCTGGGTCACGGTAAGTCTCAACTTTGTTGAGTTGCTGTGCAGAAGCAACAGCGGAGTCGTGTCCAGCTACAATAACGCCATAGTTATCGTCCTGTGCAGTTACGCCTGTAGTACCAGCGCCAGTACCCTTCGCAGGAAGGTTGTTTGACTGATAGATACGGAAGCCATGCAAGTTGTTAAGTACCAGACCGTTTTGCAGTCCTGCACCACCGAAGTCAGCGTTCAAAACGCGAGAATCTTCGTCTTTTAAGAGCTCCATGAATACCGGGTCAACACACAGCCAACGCCCACGAGTATCAACATTAGCCTGATCAAGTACACGGCTCATACGAGCTACGACTTGCAAAGGTGTTGCTGTGGTTGCTGATGCAGCAGTTGCACCGCCAAAGCGAGGAGCCAACGGAATTGAGTCACCAGTTGTACCTGCAGAAGCAGAAGTAGTGATGTTTCCGAAGTCTGACATATCCAACTTGTTAGCAGTCAGAAGTTCACCTGTCAAGTCACCCGCTGTTTGGTGTGAAGCAGTGCCGCTTACAGCACTAATTACCGCACCAGCAGTAGTGTAACCAGACATGTATGACAATACGTCAGCATCCATAGCATCAGCCATTTTATAGGCTGCACGATCAGATGACAACTTCATAAAGTCATGATGGGCTTGCTGCTCTTCAATATCGTCAAGCTTGAAGGCAAAGTAGTTGGCTTTGTCGATAGTCAACTGAAAGTCATTATCAACGAGATCCTGTGCAGAAACAGCAGTACCACGTAGCAATGCATTCACTGTGATATCAGGCTCTTTAAGAATGCGAACCGTATCACCTTGGTTTGCGATCTCTCCGAAATATTCAGAGTTAGTAATCGCTTGAGTTGTAGCAGCCTTGCGAAACGCAATTTGTGCTTGCTTTGAGTAGATGACGCTGGAGAATACTCCGTTGTCAAGGTTGGTATAGCTTCCAGCTTTTCCAAATGCGGCCATAATATATTCCTTTCATGTGAGATATGGCGTTATACTTAAAACACAATATCGACATAAAGAGGCCATTCGTATTTGGGTAGTCCTGTAAAGGGGCCAAAACTTATGGGTGAGTCTTTGTGGCGTAGTGCTTCTATAGTTATATCTACGAAATGCTTAGTGTCAAGCCATATCGTAAATAAATTTACCTGAGCGCTGGGCTTCCATAATCTCATCCATACGTTTCTCGTATTCTTTCAGAGACATTTTAGCTACAGCGGATTCACTCAAGTAACTCTTGCTCTCATCTGCTTCAGGTGTAGATCTACTTTTACCTTTAACAGATGATGCAGCAGCTTTATCACTGCCTGTCTTTTTAGGTGTAATGATTTTATTGTCTACTTTGTAGAGATCAATTACACGGGCTACAGATTTAGCGTCTTCTGTATTCTCATACAACGCATCCTGTACCCACTTAGGTTGTTCCTTAGCCCAGTTGTGAAACTTATCGTCTGCACGAATCTCTGAGAAGTCAGGGTGGTAAGACGAAAGCTCAGCTTCAGCCTTCTCACGCTTCGCACTACTGCGTAACTCTTCAAACTCTTTCATGCGATCTTCTAAATCAGTTGCACGTTCAGAAGCTTTCTTCTCTGCAATAGCTTCAACAATACCTGCTACATCTGGGTACTTCTTAGCCCAAGCATCAACTTCATCTGTTGACTTTGGTAGTACAAGCTCATTCTTTGTAGCTGCAGTTAGTTGAGCCTCTAGCTTCTCTAGCTTAGCGGAGAACTCTTTTTCTTTGTCTTGAGTATGTCTACGTAAATCACCATAGCGTTGCTTAAAAGTCTTTTCTTCTGCGCTTAACTCAGGCTCTTCTTGTGCTTCACTTTGAGGCTCTTCTTCTTGTTCGGCACTACTTTCGGCCTGAACTGGCTTGTCCTCAACGCTTTCGCTATCGGGTTCCTGATTATCTTCTGCTTCTTCATCTGGTTGTTCGCCCTTAAGAAGCGCCTCTAGTTCACGCTCCTCTTTTTCAAGAAGCTCTTTATTACGCTCATGTGCGTAGCTATCTGCTTTGATAATAGTTTGTTCTGTCATAGACATAGTTGTAGTTCCTTTTTATGTTGGGGCCAGCATTATTGCTGGGTAGCCTTATAGTTATTATGGTGTAGGTTCGTCTTCCTCTGGTTTATCTTCTTTAACAAAGCCTGTTGGTGTAGCTGTGTACCCTGCAGCTTCCATATCTTTTCTGTAGTTATCACTAGCTTGCTTATGCCATGCGTCTCTACCGCCACTAACTAGAGCATCTGATAGAGACTGATCCTTATCTTTTTGACGCTCTTCGACTGACTGTTTTATTATTTCACCCTCTTCACTACGCTTGCCAAAGTCTAGTTTATCTTCACCCATCTCTTCAAGAGGGTCATAGAAAGCACTTTCTCTCTTTTTAAAATTATCTGCAGCAGTACCTATACCAGATCTAATATCTTCTGCAGCACTACTTATTCTACCTAAGAAGTCAGCTTCTTCTTCACCCTCAAGTTGTTTTAATAGGCTAGTTATTTTGTTAGCCTTCTCTTTATCTTTTTTAACATCATCACTTTCTAACAACTCTGTCAGCTTAGTGTTTATGTTTTTTCTATCCGCAAGTTGAGCTAGTCCTATAATAGGCGCACTAGCACCTGCAAAACTTTTAGCACCTTTTATCTCGTCTGATACTGATTTATACCAAGCATCTGCTTCTTCAGGGTCTGCAGGTATACTTGAAAGATCTGCACGTTCCCTCTTACCTACCTCTATAGGTTCGTCTCTATCATCCGACTGAGGTTGTGCTACCTCTTCAGCTACTTCTTCAGAGGCAGTGCTTTTAAGTGTATACCCTCTAGGAACATATGTCAAAGGTACACCATTTATAAACTGAACAAATAATGTTTGTCCATCTGGGCCTACATATTCTTTTATCTCAATTCCTGCACTCTGAGGTTCAGTATTGTCCATGATAGGTCTAGTAAGACCCCCCTCATCAAACTCTTGTACCTCCAATTCTGATACATCAAAGGGTAGCTCATCAGCACCCATCTCCATGCCCTCTGGTGACATAGGCTCTCCACCTATACGACCATTAGCTTCCATATCAGAAAAGCCCAACTTAGCTTGTGTACGTAGGTCTTCAAAGAACTTAACACCAAAGAATCGCACAACATCAGCAGGTACGACATACTCACCTTCACTTAGTCTAGCATCAATGTTATCACGTACTTCTTCTGGTAATGACCCAGTAGGTACTTCATTGCCTGAGACTGGATCTACTCTTTCTTCATCAGAGAAAGCCATTTCCATTTGCTCTTCAACCGCCATTAACTGTCTCCTTGAGTAGCTTTAGTCTTTTTAGTGTAGAAATAGATCCCTGTGCCCTATGTATAGCTATAGGGTTGTCAGACTGTTCCATTACTTTGTGTTGTATGTAGATGAGATCATCTAAATGCTTAATGAAATCATCCATTACTTCTTTGTTGTTGACTAACTGTTTAAGCGACATTACCAGTGAACCCTTGTTCATTAGGTGTTGGTGCTGTACCTATGCCCATCTGCGATCCACCACCGCCTGATGTATCTGCTACGCCTTGTGGTCCTTGACCTTGTGGTGGTTGTACACCTTCTGGTCCTGCAGGTGGTTGCTGGGGTGCTTGAAACGCTTTTAAGATCTCTGCTTGAATAGCTGCATCCTGCATAGAGTTAGTAACCTTATCGGGGTCAAGATCCATAGACTTAGCAATCTCACGAATGATGTAGTCCATCTTAGCAAAAGGTGCCAGTACTGGGTTCTGTGCAACCTGTAAGAATTGCATCAAACGCTGTGACCGTACTTCGTTAGCCATCAGGCTTTCTGTACCAGATGCACGTACCTCTAAGTCACCCTTAATAGAAGGATCAAAGTCAAACTGCATGTTAAATGCAAAGAATGCCTTACCTAAAGGGTGTATCAAGTAATCATCAACGTTCTTTACAACAGTTCGGATAGAACCATTAGCAGCAGACATGAGCATACTAATACCAGATGCCGTTCTGCCCACACCCGATACACCAGTTTGACCGTGCGCAAAAGAAGGAAACCCAGTACTTTCATCAGCTAAAACCCTAGCTTTATCAAATAGTTGCATGTTTTCCTGCGCTACATTGGGGAACTTGGTACCGAAGATGGATTGCCCCATTGCACCCCCCTGACGCCTGAATACTTTGCCGGGGTATACTGATAGGTCTTGGCCCGGAACCATGTTTGTTTCGTCTACTTCAATGATCAAGTTTCCACTCAGTGCAGCATTATCAATAGCCATACGCATAAAGCCATTCATAAGGGTTTGAGTATCATCCATATTCTCTGCAATACCTACACCAAAGAAGGAGTAAGGATTGTGTTCGTAAGGCACAGCATAATAAGGGATACGTGTAGGCTTGAATGGGTTAAGTACAAACCTAATAACCTCTCCATTACAGATCCAAATATTACAGCTTAACTCGTTTAAGTCCTTATGTTCTGATGGGATATCTACACCATGATCTTCCAAGACATCTGTATCAACGTAGCCCCAGAACTCTAACACTTCCCAACGCTCTGTTGTAGGGGTGATGCTATCATCTTCCATAGTTTGCTCCCAATCCTTCTGGATGTAGTTAGGAGCGCGTCTTACAGCAATATCAATAGCATCTTCCATGAAGTAAGGTCTGTTAGTTAAAGAACGTAACTGTGTACGTGACATCTTGTGGCGCTCTACTACATATTCAGCATCTGCCATAGATGAAGACTCAGGGTCTGGGTAGAAGTTCCAGAGAGATACATGCTCACATTCAGGAACAGTCTTAACTATAGGCTCATACTCTCCTTCATCATTCCAATTAGGGTATTCCTTATCTACAGCAAAAGGCCCCTTCATAACACCTGTACCTAGTAAAGCCATCTCAAATGCCATAGAGCGTAAATGCACAGATGCCTTACTTTCTACAAGCTGATCATGGATCTTCTTTTCCATCTTCTTAGCGGCTACCATAGCGGGGTGAAACGTTACTGTGGTAGGGGTGGTGCCATCACCTTCAACAAGCTTATCAGAGACGGCTCCTAGCTTCTCTGAGAGTGGTCCTAGACGCTTCTGTAGGTCTAGTAATGTCTCACCTGCTTGCAACTCAGTGCTACCATCTAATAAGTAAGGTTGCGCTGGGCGATCTTGTGTAACAGATTTAAGAGCATCGCCACCCTGTTGAGCTTTTGGGTCTATGTTAATGTGTACTGATTCAGCTACCCCATCAGGTAAAATAGAGGGGTCAATAGTAAGTGGGAACTTGTTGTTACCAAACAGTACGTCTGTAACCTGTCCATATGCTGCTAAAGTCTTAGTCTTGGTAACCTTAACAAAAATGCGAGACTTCTCTGTGTCAGTGAATTGTACATCTGATCCATAGATACCACGATAGTTTCTATAGGCTCTTAACCAACGCTCCTCATCAGGGCGTCTAGCATCCTCTGACCTACGATATCTTCCCTCAACAAAAGATACTACACTAGACTTCTCTTCAAAGATGCTGTCTTCGCTGTCTTCAGCAGCAATAACTTCATCCGTCTCAAACATTTCTTCTTGTTCTGCCATATTTAATACCCGAATGTTGTATCACTAGCTTGAAAACCAGTGCGTTGTGTTGCAGGATTGAAATCCCAGATTGAACTACGAGGTCTTGTCATTATGCCATACCGCAATGCGTCATACAAGTGATCTTCTGCATTTGTATCCACATCCTCTGGATTCCTCTTGTCCAGCGGTATTGATGGTAGCTGTGCTATAGTGTTCGTACAACTAGAGAAGAATACAAGTCTTGGCTCTTCTGTGTATTCATCTACCTGCAACCTTCTGTGCATCTCGTTCTTACCAGCTACACGTGAACCTCTTGACCTATCTGAAGGACGCCAACGGCAACCCTTCTGAATCATTTGTTCAGCCAGTGACGGGCCAGTATCACCACGCTTGTGCCATAGAGAACTATCCAAAACACCATATCTAATTGTGCCGTCATTAGCTTCAGCCTCTAATATCATATCAGCTAGATCAGTAGCTGTAACTTTAGAACAATATAACTCTCTGTATACAACAAGCTGCTCACTGGGTGATACAGCAAACCAGACAACGCCCGTGTAGCTTCCGTAACCGTAGTCGCAAGCTCTAAACTTAGCCCAGCTTGAGGGTATGTCAAAAGGCTCCACGACATGTATGGCTCTGTTCCACTCAGGAAAGGCTGCACCTTCATTGACATCCCAGTTACCCTCTAGTAGTTGCTTACGTTGATGCTCTGGTAGCGACAGAAGCATTGCCTCATAGTCGCCACTATCTGCTAAGTAAGGGTTATCAAATAAACTAGCAGGTATAAACCTACGCTTAAATAAAGGTTGTCCTGCCTTAGAATGACCAGAGGGAAACTTAATAGTCTCACCTGTTTCAATATTAGTAGCCCAGAAAGCCTTGCCATAACTCTCAGGGTCAATAAACATCTTTTTAACCCATGAATGCCCACTGCCACCGGGGTTAGTAGTAGCTCTCATGTAAAGACCTAGCTCACTTGCATGTGCAGATCTCAAGCGACTCCTCATATAATCCCAAGCGTAAGGGCTAGACCATTGAGTAAGTTCATCAAAGCCAATCCAGTTAAACGCTTGTCCTTGATATCGGGTAACATCCAAATCCTTGTCGAGGTAGGACATCCACAATCTACCTCCTCTGGGAGAAATCCATTGAGACTTACGTTCAGACCATTTAATTCCCGATACAGCACGAGGGTAAAGCTCCTGAGACTTTTGTATGAGTTCCCTTAGTTCTTCCGTAGTATGTCGTACAAGCAATCCACTGAAGTTAGGATCGTTTAAACCATGTAGCGGGTCAGCAAGCATAGCATATGATTTACCCCCACCAGCACTCCCGCCATACAAGACTTCTCTCTCAGCGGCACTAAGAAAGTCTGTCTGGGGGCCGGAGTTTGGCTTAAACACAACATTCTGCGCTGCCTCGACATCATAAGCAGGTGCCATAACCTGTGCAGGTACAGTCTCAGGGGTGGTGACTGCCTCAACTACATCAGTCTTTTTGGGCTTCTGCGTAGGCCCCGACCCCTTGCGTTTCGAGCTTTTCGATTTCCTCAAGGGTTTTTTCAAGCCACTTGGCGAACTTGCGTTTAATTGTAGCTGCTTTTTTACGTCTTTGCTCAACTTCTACTCTTTTCTTTAGGCCCATATGTGATATGTGTCGGCCCGTCTCTTTACTTAACCAGTTAGCTACTGCCCTGTAACTATATTGCTTAAGGTGTCGTTTAGCAAGTTCTAGTGCTTCAAGTTCAGATTCAATAGGCTCAAGCAACCTATCATTATCGGGGTGTAAGGCATAGCCAAAAGGTACTTTTTTTGTAACCCTGACTATTGTATGCCAATCTTTCTCATGGTTCTTAGGAGGCTTGGGTAGCTGCCAAAAACCTAACTCTCTGTCTGGTACTATTCGTTCTTACCTTCTTTGGGTGGTAGATAAAAGATGCCGCCACTACTAGAGGAAACATCTACTTTATCTACTTTACCAAGTCCAGCACGATCTAGCAAGTCTTTTGCTGCCAGCATCTTCTCTTTAATACCAAGCTCTGTAGGATCAACTAATGCTGACCCCATAGAAACTGCTGCTTTAGGGGCTATACGTGCAAAGTAAGAACGAGTCTTGTCTGCTATCTCATCTTTTAAAGACTCGACAATAGAAGAGGTGCTAGATTCAGGTGCGTAACCTGCTAACTTCTTAGCTGCAACCGCATCTCCTTGAGCCTCATCAAATAAGACCTCAAGAAATTTACGTTGTTGTTCTGTTAGATTTCTGCCCATAGACTAGTCCTTTACTATGCACCAAACCTCTTTTTAGCCCAGCGCCTGTCTGTCTTTCTGTATCACCAGAAGATACATGCGTTAGAACAATAAGACTAAGAGCTAAAGGTATACCCTCTCTTAATTTCACTGTCCTTTGTTATATACACGGTTATATATCTCTCCACGTGAGATACCCATATCATGTAGTTCTTTGTCTCTCATGTTCATCAGAATCCAGTAGTCTGCTCGACGCTGTTGATGATCCTGAATACGTGTTAGTAAGTTCTTAAACATAGCACTATCTCCTTATGTTGTGTGCGGAGATAGTTATACTTATTTACGGGTTGAGTAGTAGATACAAAATGTGCATACCCGCTATCTGTTAGGGTTATAGTACTGCCTTACTGAGATAAACGCCTCTAAGCTACTAGCAGAACCATCAAATGCTAAGATTTTATCACCAGCATGTAGGTGTATCCTATCAGAGCCTATAACATTATATACGTCCTTACCAGATATAGACTTATCATTTATCAAGTGGTGGTACGTACTTGTGTCTGCGTGATACCACTGAATCGTAACATTCTGAGTAGATGTAGACCCATTCGTTACATGTAGAAAGTCTATGGTTGCATCGTGATTAGGTGGACACGTATAAATCAAGTTAGCACTAGCACCACCTGAAGTAGCAGTAATTATTACTGATTCTGTATCTGTTGTAAAATCACGAGTGGTAACCATTTACTAGGCTTTCTTCTTAGCTGGTTTCTTCTTAGGAGTCACAGCCTTCTTTACTTTAGTAGTCCATGCCTCATTCTCAGGTGTGCTAGGGTCATCCTTAATATAGTGACCCTTATCGTTTCTAGCACGTACAACTTCTACTTCCTGTGTACACACCTTCTCGACAAACTCATCTTTATACCAAACGACACCATAGGCACCTTCACCAGCAATAGGGTTACCACCAGCATTACGTACAGTATCAGACTCTACTGTGTATCCAGCCTTCTCTAGGGCTGCTTTATGCTCTGTGAATACACTCATTACGTCTTGATACCCCGTGTACCCTTTTGTCCTGCAGGGTTAGATGCACCGCATAAGCCACCCTTATTGTAGCCCATCTTCTTCTTAGCCATACCACCACCCATGTAGCCCATTTTCTTAGCTACAGCAGGTGCTTCTTTCTTAAGTGCTGCCATACCAGCATTCATTGGTTTCTTACCCATCATTACTTCTTCCCCTTCATACACTTTTTAGCTTTTTTACATTTAGCGGGAGTAGGACATCCCTTACAAGGTACTTTACTAGGCATTACGTTTCCTTCCTGATGCTGTTGTTGACCACTTAACTTTCTTAGGGCCAGTCTTCTTAGCGGCCTCTTTCTTACTAATCTTACTAGCTACAGCTTTGGGTCTACACGCAGGGTAACCACGCTTCTCACCAGAGGAACGACCACAGGGTTTACCTGTCTTAATGTCGGTCCACTCTTCACCGAACCACTTACCTAAGCCACCCTGTTTAGCCATTACGTTTTCTTAACCTTGTTAGCTTTAGTTCCACTGTATGTACCACCAGCAGCTTTATATGCCTTAGTTAACCAAGCACTACCATAAGCGCTGGGCCATACCTTGAACTTCTTCTTAGCTTCAGCCTTCTTACGGGCATACAACTTCTTATTTGTAGGAGTAGGTGATTTGCTCATGCTATTATAAAGTCCACTATCTGTCCGTCTGGCATACGGAGTTTATTAGGGTCAGGGTGATAAGCGTACATCTGATTGGTAAGCTTAAGGTCTTCTACTGGCGTATCAGGGGTAACCTTAGTAGCATCCTTCTTATCAGTCTGCTTCTCTACAGGCTCACCTACACCATTCTCAAATATTATGTTAACATGCGTATTAAATGGCATACTAGGCAGAGGCATGTGAGATATAAGTGACTCACCACTCATGCTAACACTTCCAACGCTTACGTGCCTGCCTCAAACGTGAGTTAGGGTCTTTAGCTGCCTCTGGAAACTTCTTCATCTGCCCAGCGCTTCTAGCACAGTAAGACTTACGCCGCTTTGCAGCTTTACTACCAGCTTTAACTTTGCCTGTTACAGCACCCTGTAGTTTAGAATTAGGGTTAGCTTTCTTGTGAGCAGCTATACCCTTTTCTGTCATACCTGCACCGTCTTTGGTCTTACGGTAATTAGCGTTCTTACCCTTGGTAGTCTTACGTATAGCCTTCTCTCTACGAGTCTCACTAGCCATGCTACTTCTTTCCTGCTTTACTGTTACGGGGAAAGCTACGGTTAGCCTTCTTTGTCTTTACACGTAGGTTAGCTTTAGAGTTGTCGTGAGGGTTACCATTCTTATGGTCAACATCCTTACCGTCACCCTTCTTGACACGACCTGCCTTAGCTAACGTATTACGAGCAGCATTACGTGCAGCACGTTTCTTCTTCTGTTCAGCAGTACCTTGGTAGTTGCTGTACTCTTTCTTGTAGTTTCTACCTGCCATTATACACCTTTTAAGCTCATAGCCATCCAAGTCAAACCAGCTAAACCACTTAATGTAAGAACCACTACCAAACCCCACAAGCAATACACTACAATCTGATCAAACTGTTCCTTGGCTAACTCACGCTCTTCTTTACGCTTCTTACGTGACTCACCTTCAAACTTTAAATAGTCATCCTTTAAACCAGCACGACCATACAATGCTAAAGTCTGTAGTAGCTCCGCTCTCTGAGTACGTATCTTCTCTAAAGCCATGAACTCCTCAAAGTCGTTAGTATCTTTACCAGCTAGTGCAGACCACATAGAGTTTTGCTTCTTCTCGCCTCTCTCCTTAAGGTCTTGCTCAGCGCCCATCATAACACCGATCTGACTAGCACAGTCATAAATCTCTTTACCTGCACTTAGAGCCGCTTTAACAGTCCCATATGCAGCATTGAAAGCAGCCAATTCAGCAAGCATGTCATCCCCCTCATACCAATGCTATCCTATGTTATCACGCTCCCTGTCTGGATCTAGTACATCCCTACGGTCTAAGTGACCCTCAAGGTACATGGCTCTCTCTACATGATCTAAAGTGTATCTCTCTCCTGTATCAGCCTCTATAGCTGCACGAATGTAGAATACATCAGAACGAGGAATGTGTATACGTGTGAGTCGCTTCGCATCACCTGCAGCAATAGCAGAGTAAAACTCTTCAATAACGTTTTCACCTGCATATAGTTGTACGGACTTACGTTTCAATGTCAATACCTTAATTGAGAAAGAGGTACGTGTCGCAAACTACGTGTATGGAGAGGGAGACATGAGGAGGATGTACACATATATTGTGACACGTACCTATAGTGTAACACTTATAGTTTGTTACTTATTATTATGTGTTACTAAAGGAAGTATACATAAGCATAGTTAAACTGTCAAGAGTTAAACTTTACCTATGTCCACTTTCTTTATTGCAACACTCTCTTATATAGTTAAACTATTTTTAAGTATTTACTATCTTTTTAAGTTTTACTTTAAGAGTTTAACTATAGGCTGCTACTGCTACGCAGTTATACTCATGTAAAACCCCTAGTCAACCCCTAAAATAGCTATAACCCCTGTATTGTAACATAATGAAACAAAAAGTTACTACAGAGTGGTCCTGTAGGGGGTATATCTAGGAAGATACACGTAAAAGTAGAGCAGAAGTGAAAAACCCCGTGTGTGTATTTGTGTATATACGTGTACCGTCACACCCCCTATGGCCCTCGCAGGGGGGTCAATCGCCTCTTTATCATGCTTTTTCTACGATTTGCTATCTGAATTGCCTCTAAGTCATTGAAATATAAGGTTTTTATTACTGATGTATCTTCAATATACACGTAAAAGCCCTGTATTATATGCA